CATAAAAGTTCGGTAACTGCATGTTTAAAATATATTTTTTTAGTTGTTAGTAAAGGAAATCCTGTTGACATATCATGGCGTAGTATTCGTCCAAACACAGATCGCGTCCCAACACCTGTTCTGTCATCCTTCGGTTTTCCTCCGTGGACAAGTGATGATAGTAATCCTCGATATTGTTCTTGTACATTATTCATTTCTCTTATTGTAATAAAATTTCATAAATTCATAAACACTAATCCATATAGTGTTTCTGTCGTATATATGCGGCGCATAGTGCACTTTCTTATGGTCACCTACAGAAATACCTATCTTCCATTTATTAGGCTCATTAGGGATAGCCATTGGAGATATAATTATACCTTTTCTTATGCAGTGCTTATACCATTCCTGCTCTTCAGCAGAAGGTATGTATTCTGGCATTGGCACTGGTTTTTTCCATTTTGGCATCTATTCCCAGGGTAAGTCTTGTGAAACAGGCTCAACAGGTATATAATCTCCTGACGCATGATTCCAACGAAAGTGTGCTTCAGCTTGGTTTTCACCTAAGTTTTGAAATTTTACTTTCAGAACTTTTGCTTTAACTGTGTTATTCTGATAATTGCGATGAATTAGTAAGCCATGATAACTCGCATCATACCATTCACCACCACCTTTAATATTGTACATTGTTGGTTCATCAATTGTACCATCATCTTTTTTGTACATTTTAGTAGGGTGAGCAACTATTATAACAAGCACATCATACTTTTTAGCAAACGTTTCTATACGCGCTAGATATTCCATGGTAGCATCTGTGATAGACATATCAGCAGCACCTTTCATTTTAACTTTATTGAAAGGATCAATAACTAAACATTTAATACCTTTACGCTTTACAAGCTCAGCACATAAAATAAAAATTATCATTAACTACTTCAAAACATTTATTCCACTTATCAGTTCCTAAGTCAGATTCTTTAGGCATCCAACCACCAATTTTACGTATTAATTTATGTGCATGTAAAAAGGTTGGTTTGTTTTCTGGAGAAGCGAATGCTGTTTTCCAACCATATTTCATTTGGTAGCCCACAGCCATTCTATCAACAAAATCAGACTTACCACTACTAGGAACTCGAAAACCAGGCTTAAAGCCTTCATAAATAAATTCTTCAAGTTCATCATTAATATCATTTACAGTTACTACGTTTTCTAGAGGTACAGCTTTGGCATTATGTATAGCATTAAGAAGAGCGTTTCTCCCGTCAGCAATAAGGAGATCATTAGCATCTTTATAAATACCGAAATCTGCCATCCAGCATACTTCCGCCCCAAACCTACGTATAAGCTCTTGCTTAAGGTTTTCACCAGCTTCATCGGAATCTGTAGCGAGAATGATCTTTTGTTTATCTTCAAAATACTCAATACAGTTATCCAAATAGTCAAGATTGAGACGGTTAAGAGTAGCTCCGTTTGGTACAGATACGACATTTTGTATGCCAACATCATACAGACTAAGAGCATCCATTTCACCTTCCACAATAACACACCAGTCATGACCAACAATATTGTTAAGATTATAAAATACTTTTTCTGCACCTTTAACAAGCTTAAAGTTTTTCCTACCATCTCTAAATTTTGTGTTTATTAATTGATCATTAATGAAATAATTAAATTGTATTGTATTTACGTTACCACTAGTTTGAGGCATCCACTCTGGACCCTCACTAACTTTTAAGTCAGTAAGAGTCTTTTGTGAAATACCACGACCTTCAAACCATTTGATTGCATTATCACTTAGCGTAGTATTGTTACGCCATTCAGGCAAAAAGTATTCTTTATTAGAACCGCCTTTGCGTTTGAAAGTGTGTAATTGAAATACTTGATCACAATTCATACAAGTTCCGAGACCACGATCCCAATCGTACATAGCACATTTTGCTTTACGATTTTCAGGTTTCCTATCAGCAGAACATAGAGGGCATATACCCTCTTTCTTACCAGCTTGTAGGTCGTACTGATTGAACGTGTCAATCTCGTATCCATTGATCTCTGTTGTATTCATATTAATCTTCTAAAGTGTTACCATCACCGCAGTCTGCGATGTAATCTTCCCAGTGGCTGTGTCAACATTTTGACCATTAGTCCAAACAACTTTAACATTGCCTAAATAAGACTTAGGCGATTTAGCATCGCGCTCTTCTTTAGTTTGTTCAGTTTGAATGTAACCAGAGTCGCCATATTGTCCAGGCTCGTCATTTAATACAATAGTAATTGGGTAATACTTACCTTTCTTCCCTTCATAAATCTTTGCCTTTTCTATTTTAGTAAGGTCAATGTTTGCTGAGATAATACTTGCCATAATTTAATATGTATTTAAAGTGTTGAACATTCTACGTAATTGTTGTTTATTTGCTCCAGTAGCTCTACGCAAATTATCAACTGCTTTTGTGTGTGATTGTTTTGAATAAAAATTGTTTTCAGAAGTTTTTACTCCTGATACATCACATGTTCTCATAATAGTTTTTGTTTTTGACATAATATAAAATTTAAAGTGTTTTCGAAATATAGTATTGTGAGAAGTCTCCATCGTTATTAACGAAGAACTCATTGTAAGCTTGTACAGCTTTAGCAACTTTGTTTGAACCTTTCTGAATAAATTGATCGCTACAATCAAATAAACCCATTTGGTGTGTCTTCTTATCAATAACAATAAATACCATCTCATAGCCAAACATCTGGCTATAAATGTAAGCTTGGCTGTCATAGTTAAACTTAGAAGCGCTATAAGAAAATCTTGAGATGTCTCCTGTAGTTTTTAAATCTACGACTAACTGATGTGTATGATTAATAATATCAGCTTTGCCCTTCCACGTCATGCCCTCGAGCTCTACTAAACCAGGTACTTCATATTCAACTTCTCCACCTTGTATTAGATCCCTAAATAAATCATTATCTAATACGGTCTCACGCATTAATTGAATTTCATCTGCTTCTTTCTCAAGTAAACAAATATCACTTCCAGCTACTTCTTTGTAAGCTTTAGTGTTTCTAGTAGTAGATTTAACTATTTTGTACTTATCAAGCTTATGAGGCTCGAGAATGCACGTGTGAAAATAACCGCCTATAACCATAGGTACTGTTTGCGGCCCTGACTTCTTGAACTCAAGAGGATTATTTAATAACGCTCCGATGTCTGAATTACTTAAGTATGTTTTACCAAACTCTCCGTAATAATTTTCATCATCACGTAATTTATTTAATACCTCTTGTTTATCCATTCTGTAATTGTTTCAAAGCATCGGCTTCTATAATATACTTTTGCTGTAGTGTTGATAATAAACCACCATTAGATAAAAACTTTTTAGCTTTATCAATGTTAGCCATATTAATAACCGGTTTATTATTTGGTTGTTTACCTGTACCAGGAATTGTTTTATGTATTGTACCTTTACCATGGCTATTAGTAGCATCAGCGTCAGCTGTGTCATCAATAAGCAATAGATTGCCTAGTGCATATTTTTTACCATAAGAAGATGCTGAACCAAACTTTTGTGGCATTTGCATACCTTTTTGGTCGTAGTCTACACCTACTATAGCAGACGCTACTACAGTTTCATTTGATTCATTACAAACAATTGTCGCTGATGATTGCATTACACCCTCGCCTAACCAAGACTCGTCTACTGTGAAGTAGACCTTATACTCAGTGTTGTAAGGTTTCAATGCTTCAAGTATATCTTCTGCTGAACGGAAGTTATACTTACCAAAGTTATTAAAGCGCGACTTCTTTGCTTTAAACTTTGATTGAATTAAACTTAATTTGTCTCTTATATTCATATGGTATTTAATTTGTGCCAATCCTTATTGGCTAGTTTTAATGTACGTGTACCATATTTACGGTTACCTAAGTAATACGTGTTATGGTAATCTTGCTCTATTTTAATATTTAAAGCTTCAGCTTTTTCTTTATCATCCATCTGATAGTAGCTTAAGCTCTCAGTTGTATTTGTTGCATCTCCGCGATCAATAATGTCATCTTCGATGTCATAAAGTTTATTTAAGTTATTATTCATAGGTATATTATATATTACATAAAAATAGTATAAAGTATACTAATTTTCAATAAAATTTGTAATTATTTCTTTAACTTCGTTTTTTTGCATTTTATTTAATGCATCATTCTTTTTTTTCTTAACCCATATTTCAGATTTACTAAACCATTCAGCTATTCTACTAACTGAAACTTTTTTATCAAATGCTTGGTCAATACCAAAATACATGCATAAAATTTGTTTTTCAGTTGCAGTTAAATACCTATCCATTACTGTATTTAGATGCTCGTTTAATAACTCATCCTCATATCCATTAACTTCTTCAGTTATGTCTAAATAATGCTGGTTAAAGAAAGCAGCAAATGTCTTAGTTAGAAAAATATCTGTTTGGTAATTCTCATCGTATTTACCTCCGTGTGCGTCTCCGTGAGGTCTCATAGTATAATATGACTCCGGGATTCTAATAGTCTCTCTATCGCGAGCTATTGCACGTCTAATGCCGTTCTTTATGTTCAATTTAATGTAATTTGTTATTATTCCTGGGCGTTCGTCTTTTGGTGCGTTGTTTATAAGTTCCCAGTCTAACTTATTCCAAGCTCTATAAAAAGAAAAGTAACCTTCTTGCAATAAATCTGTAAGATCAAGAACACCTATTCGAGGGTAAGATCTTTCAAATATGTTTGCAATTGACTTAGGCCACTCGATATAAGGCGCACGCAACTCGTCTATTCTTTTGAATATTTCAAGTTGCTTTAAGTGCGATTTATAAGTTGCATGGCTGTACCATTTCATGTTTGTAACAATTTTAGTCTTCTACTATATTTCTTTATAAGCTCAGCTTTATGCTTAAGCTTTTTAACAGGTATCCTACCCTTGGCAGAACCTTGTAAAACATCATCAACTATTTCATTTCTTAACAAGTTGATTGATTGCCATAGATGCTCAGCGTGATCTTTTTTGCGTGCGTTTCTTCTTATCAGATTTCCTAAGCTCTTTAATTTTTGTTTTAATTTCTCCATAATTTGTTGACACTAAGTGTGAATAATGTTTTTTGCTCATAATTAATTACTGATTTTTCTAAATAACCATGCTTTGTTTGAACGTGGTTTTGTTATTACTAAATTTGTTGTTCCTATTACAAAGTATAATTTGTAACTGTCATTTGGTTTTGCAATATACAAAATATTTTCTTTAATCTCAAATGTTCCAGTAACAATTTCACTATTGTTAGTAACTCTTCTAAAGGTTTGATCCCATCGCATCGTAAGCAGCTCACCCTCCTCACTAATATAATGTCCTGTAATATCATTTAAGCTTTGCGAATGTATAGCATAACTAGCTAGCAATGAAATAGTTATAAATAGTTTATTCATTTCTTAATTGTTTAATTAGTTCTCTTATTAATTGTTCAGCTGTACTTTAGGTTTGTGCTCTTCCTGGTTGTATTTATTTCCTGCCATATCTTTCATTTACTTTTTGAACACAGCGCTCTTGTTGCTTCTTTGATAAGATTTTTGCATCACGTAACGCCCAGGCCATTTCAATTAATTTAGATTTAAATTCTTCTTCAAATTCATTTTTATTCATAATGTTTATCTAATAATAAGTTAGCAACCTCAATGCTTATTTCGTTTCGTTCATATAATTCCCAGATTAGTTTACTCATAATTACGTAATGCTTTAGCACGAGGAAAACGATATGCACCGGCTGGTGTACGCTCGA